CATTCCGCCATCCGTTGTAATCAGATCTGTGAACGCCTGTTTCGGATCACTTGCCTTTCCGGCTTTTGCAAGGTTCTGATAGAACTCTGTCTCTTCGCTCGTGAGCTGTCTGTAACCTCTCTGAGCAAGTACATTCGTATCAGTGCTGTACATCTCAAAGTCTGTCTTTACTTTTTCCGTAATGGCATCAATTACCTGCCCCCAGGCTTTCTTCCCTTCCTCTTCGTTTCCGCTCTGCAGTGCGCTCTGCAAAGCCGCCACTGCTTCTCTCTGTCTTGTGTCTGCAATGTTTCCTAACATTCTTTTTTCTCCCTTCTTTTTTTACATTGAAAACATGTTAAAAAATGTCTGCATAGAGACATCTTTTTCTTCTTTTTCCAGCTTTGTCAGTTCTTCGAATTCTTTTAACTGGTTCGAGAAATTCGACTGTTTGATCTTGTCTCTCATTTTTTCAATCTCTTTCGAAGACTGCATCGCCTCGTCGATCTCTACCGTAGTTCGGCCGGCAATCTCATCAATCACGCCGATCTCCAGAGCTCTGTCCGGATCAAGCAGCGTTTCTTTGTCCATTATGTCTTTTAGCTCTTCTTCTGTGATCTTCCCGCCACACCGATTCACGAAAAGAGATCTGGAAGCTTTCATCCAGGCATCCAACTTGTCCGCCTGGTTTCTGAGTTCGTCCGCATTGCCTACGGCTACCGTCCACATATTATGAAGGACCATTCCTGTTCCCTCCCCCATCACACGATGATCGCATGCCTGGAGAATCGTTGCTGCAATGCTGTTTGCCACTCCGTCCACATAACCCGTCTTGTATGCTTTGCATCGTTTCAGGTTCGCGAAAATGGCAGTTCCTTCTTTCACGGATCCACCATCCGAATTGATGTACAATTCAATGGTGTCAGAATCTGACACGCCTTCCAGGATATCGCGGAAATGGTTTGCCGATGTCTCGGATTCATCATACTCCCATGTTTCCCAGTTAAAATCACCTTTTGCTTTTACTTCGTCATACAGGTAGATTTTATGTACTGTCCCCGCCTGCTGGTGTGCAAAGCAAATTCCACCGATCTTATTCATCCTCCTCACCCCCTTTCACAGCTGTCCTTGCATCATCTGCTTCTCTGAAGTTATTCGTAACGTAATACGTTTTACTCCACGGTGTGTTTAATGGTACCAAGCTTAATTCCTCCCTTGCTTCGTCTGTATTTATGATCGCTGATCCGATCAGCTTCTCTACGTTGGCTGCACTCTCAAACAGATCTCTGTGTTTGATTCCGCCCGTGTAGCACTGGTAATAATTCCCGTTCATGTACTCATAGACGGTCGCGCGCTTATTCAGTACTTCCGAAATGGTATTTGCCAGCGGATTTACCCCGAACGTCAGGAATACGTCACACACCTCTTTCAGGTTCGTGATATTCCCCATCATCATAGACATTGGAATCTTGAACGCCTGTCCGACCATTTCAAATATATCTTTACGGATATTCACAAAATCATCGGATGTCTTCGGAGTTTTCACCGCTTGTTCTTCCAATATTCCATCGTCATACTCTACGTATGTGGCATATTCATTTTCCATATAATCTTTGATGTTTTTAACAACAACTTCTTTGAAATTTTTTTGGAATTCATCATCTCCGGCTTTAATCATGTCTACCTTATATTTGAATTTTCTTCCATTCGTGTCTTTGAAAGTTCTTGCCGCCGTCTCCAGCAGTTTTCCGTATTCCCGGTACACTCCATCAATTAGCGTCTGTGCACATTCGTCCTCCATCCGGAACAAATATACTTCATCCGCCCGGAACGTCCGATTGAGTTGTAAACCCCCAGGTAATACGACGCCGCCATAGATATTCCCTAAAACTGGTCTTTCCTGCACGACCGTAAAATCTTCTGCACAATGTAGTTCTCCATTTAGTTCGACTACCAGTGCGCCTTTTTTCGTTCGTGTCATTTTCCTGATAACTCTGTGCCAGAAATAATTGCTGTTTTCATTTTTATTCGGTGCTACGTTCAGCAAATAATAATCCTGATCTTTTACAGGTTTCCCCTTGTTGAACACTCTCATTTCTGCCATGCTGATTGCATTTGCTAAATACGAGCTCGCTGTGTATATTGCCAGTTCTTTATAGTAGATCGATGCAGGGACAGGTATCACGACCGTCTCTGCGTTTGTACCGGTAACCTTAAATACTTTTTCCAGGAAGTTTTTTACTCCCATGCTATGCCTCCTAACATACTGTTCCTATCCTGTTCTTGATAATTCTTCTCTGCTTGATTCTTTCTTCATCCGTGACTGCTGCCGCGAACGCCATAAAGCCGTCCGTTTTTCTGGAACGCCCTTCTATTTTTTCGTATGTGACGTTACCTTTCTTGTCCGTCACTGCTTTTACATTCCATGCATACCAACGCATGATCTTGCTGGTTCCCCAGGCAACCAAACCGCGTGCAAACATGTAGCCGATTACCGGTGCGACCTTCATCTGGTCACTTGGTCGGATCAGCTTCAGATTCTTCTTTTCGTCAGAGAATCCTATCTTCTTCAGTGCGTCTCTCATCCATGTCTGTCGGAAGTTGTCCATCACCACGGATTCAATTTTGTACAGCTTTGATTTTTCTGTCAGCCAGTCTGTTATATATTCTGGGTCAATCTCGACATCATTTACCATCGTCAGTACTCCTTCTTCTTCTGCTTCTTTCAGCGGATATTTTACTCTTGCCAGATCCCGTGATTTCGTGCACACCCATGTATGATGTATCCAGTAACGTTTGTTCTCAATTTTGAATAATAATCCAGCTACTACAAAGTCCTCTGTTTTTGCATAGTCAATTCCTGCTACACAGGAATGGTTGCGGAGATCTGGAAGACTTCTTGTCGCTTTTTCAAGATTCTCCCAGTCCGTCACACAATATTGTGTTTGTCCCGGCGGCCGGTTCATTCGTTTAGTCATAAAAGCGGTGTGATTTACCGGATCCAGCTTATATTCTTCGTATTCCATCCGCATTTCAGTTAAAAGCGTTGGAAAGTTTTTCAATGACGGGTTTGCTTTATGCCAGTTTTTTTCGTCATGTACTTCTTCTGGATCATCCAGCCAACAGATGAATGGCAATTTCCCGTTATCCGGTATTTCGCCTTTCAAGATTAACAGGCAGGTGTCCAGCAGTTCATCCAGTGGACCATCCCGGATATCTCCCTGTGTAGATATGACCGTTCGTCTTGGAAAATCTTTTTTTCCAAGTCCTCCGGTCGCTACCTCGATCAGATCATAATCTTTATACGCATGATATTCGTCAAAATCCACTTTCCCCGGTCTGCCTCCGTCTTTGGTTCCCGGAGCACGGGTGTGGTATTTGATTTCTGACCTTGTTTTAATGTTGGTGATACATTCCAAATTCCACTTGAACGAATTCTTAAAGAATTTTTCATTGTCCTCAAGAATATTATGTATATCCTTGAATGTTGTCCTTGCCTGTTGTTCTGATGTGGCGAATATGTCAATGTTGTATTCCCTAACTCCATTGACTGGTGTAATCAGTGCGAAATCTTCAAACGCAAGATACCCGTTCTTCCCTGCCCCACGTCCGACCAAGATGATCAGATACGGGAACCTTAACTGTCCATCTTCTCTTTTGTACACGCAGTTGTGTAACGCAAAGCAGAACTGCTCCCACGGTAACAGCTTGTACGGGAAGTACTTTTCTAGTCCCAGGTATCTTTCTAGTTGTTTTTTATCTACATAGACATCTTCCTTCGTGAATACTTTTTCCACAAAATCGCAAAGAAGCAGCTGCTCTTCACACACAACTGCTTCATCGCTTCTCACAAACTCGATATACTGGTCAATCTGTTTACAGATCTTCATCGACTACTTCATTTCCTGTTGGTTCATCCGTCGTCAGTCCTAACTCCTTCAGGATGCTCAACATCTGCTTTTCTACAGCCACCATATCTTTCACAGACTGGTTCTGTTTTGTGATCTCGAATCCGTTTGCAGAAAGTGTCTTGTACGACACTCCACGCTCCTTTATGTCCTCTTGTAGAGCCTTTTTTGTGTCGTAAAACTCCATATAATCATTAATTATGTCCAAAAAATGTGCCGTTTCTGCGCCTTTTGCACGTAATTGTTTGATTAAACTGGATTTAATTTTTTCTTTGATTTCGTCCATTTCGCGGGCTTTTTTTGACTTTCGCGCCATAT